TGGAAAGAGGAAACAATTGCAAACACCAGCGAGATTCAATTCCAAACAGAATTTGAATGTGACTTCGTTGGTTCTGCAAACACTCTGATATCCTCGTCCAAACTTCACGCTTTGTCTTGGGTGAATCCCATTGAAAAAAATAAAGACGGATTAGATTTATATGAGGAACCAAAAGCAGGACACAAATATGTCTGTGTTGTCGATACCGCACGAGGACAAGGTAAAGATTATAGTGCGTTCACCATAACGGACATCACTCAAACTCCATACAAGGTGGTTGCAAAATATCGAAATAATATTATTTCACCGATGGTTTATCCNACCGTNATNAAAGCGGTTGCNGAAAAATACAANATGGCTCAGACACTNATNGAAATCAACGACATCGGTGGACANGTTGCGGATGTTCTTCATCGTGACTTGGANTATGAGAACATTCTCATGTGTGCTTTCCGAGGTAGAGCGGGNCAAACNATCTCTGGTGGATTCGGTGGATCAAAATCTCACATGGGTGTAAGAACAACAAGTGCTGTCAAAAAACTTGGATGCTCTGTTCTCAAAAGTTTGATTGAACAAGACAAGATGATTGTCGAAGATTTGGAGATCGTGAACGAACTCATCACATTCGTTGCAAAAGGACAATCATACGAAGCAGATGAAGGACACAACGATGACTTGGTGATGACCCTTGTTCTCTTCGCATGGCTTACTCGTCAAGACTATTTTAAAGACTTAACAAATACAGACGTTCGGGTTGATATTTTTGATGATGAAATAAAAAGATTGGAATCGGAGGTGATGCCTTTTGGCTTTGTTCCACACATGGACGGTGAAAACGATAGTATTTGGGACGGAGAGGACAGGTGGTTTGTTTAGCAGTCAAATATAAAAATTCATAAATACTCTCGAACACCATAATATCACTGGAGGACACCCATGGCAGACTTTATTACAATCAATTCCGGACGAGCGAGAGTAATCGTTAACGTTGAGGATGACAGTTTTGTAACATTAATTACTGAGGATGCTGGACAGCATATCTCTGCTTTTATTCCCGAAGAACACGGTATTGTAACGGCATTAGGAAATACCGCTGAAAGAGATCAGGGATTCTTGGAAGTTCCTAACCTCGACGACTGGACAAAACGATTAAGAGATAACACCTTTGGTATCTTAGAATCAACTGGAGCAGGTATTACATACTCTAGCCCAGAAGATACGGGAGCCGATAAACTCGACATTAAAAAGGACTGGTATTCCGTGCAAAACTATCTGCTTTATGGTGGATCAGCAATTGTCGGATTTACCGCTTCGGATTTCCAATCAAGACCAATCGACTCCGTTTTCTGCACTTCAGAAGATAATATTCCAACAACACTTGCCGTCCCAAGTGAACGTGGTGGTGATTGTGTTGCGGTCGTTCCATCAGGAGGCACTGGATCTTCCTTTGTGGTTGGATTTACCCCAACGATTGGTGACTCACCATTCTCTGAAAATAAAATTGCTGTGTATGGAACAAAAGTTCACTTAGGATTCGAGAGAAAATCTACCATAAGTGATGTTTCCGCTGACTTGATTGAAACACCTTGCTCCGCTGATGTTGCTGGTTGTTTGGCAAGAACGGACGCAAGATTCCAACCCTTCTTCTCACCCGCTGGTTTCACACGAGGTAGAATTTTAGATGTTGTGAAACTCAAGCACACATTGACTCAAGCAAATCAAGACACCTTGTATGACGCAGGGATCAACCCAATTGTCACCTTCCCAGGCGAAGGAACATTCTTGTTTGGTGATAAAACGTTTAAGGCTACAACATCAACTCTGAGTAGAATTAACGTTTCTAGACTCTTTGTTACGCTCAAGCGGGACATTGGACGAATCGCAAGATCCATTCTCTTTGAACAAAATGATGTTGAAACAAGAACTAACTTTGTTTCGAGAGCAAGTGCAGTTCTTAGAGGTGTTCAAGCGGATAGAGGTATCTTTGACTTTAGACTTGTTTGTGACGAAACAAATAACCCACCTGAAAAGGCAGAGGCAAACATCTTTGTCGCTGATGTATTTGTTAAACCAATCAAGTCCATCAACTTTATTCAACTTACATTCACAAACAAGAATCAGGACGCTGATTTAGGTTCTTCACCAGCATAAACTAAGGAGTAACAAATGAATTTAGATAACTTCAGAAACGTATTCCGAGGTGGAACAAGACAGAACCGATTTGAAATTAGCGGTAACTTGTTCGTCAATGGCAGAGTGCGGTCAATGTCGTCACTCGCACCAAGTAATGGTGGTAATCTTCTTGTAAAAGCAGGACAACTTCCTCCATCAACACTCGGTATTATTCCTGTTCCCTTCCGTGGTAGAATTGCCAAAGTTGTTGGTGATCGTCAATACCTCGAATGGCCAATCGTTATTTACGATACCGTTGACACAGTTTACAGACANTTTCAANCGTGGAGTGAGTCTGCAAACNNNCACTTTNNAAACNCTCAGCCCGAGTCTTGGACCGATACNNCTGGTTCNTTGACAGAATGGAGAGTNAAGCACCTNGATCTCACAGACGGTTCANNTCTCAAAGAGGTTGTGCTTAAAAACTGTTGGCCTGTCGAAGTTGGTTCTATTGATCTTACTTATGACGCACTTGACACGGTTGTTGAATTCCCAGTGACTATTGCCTACGACTACTTTCAANTTNTCAATGANTAATCCTCAAAATAGGATCGTATAAATAATACGACCTAATCAAAGAGAGGATTCATAATGGCAATAAACATTTTTGGTTTCACAATCGCTAGACAATCCAGTGAAGAGCCGGGTGCAAACGATGTCGTTGCACCCGATTCTTATGATGGTTCTTATAATATTGAAAGTGGATCCATTTACGGTGGATTTTTAAGTTCATACACTGACTTTAGTGGTAGTGCAAAAACAGAAGAGGATTTCATCAAGAGATATCGCACGATGTCTCTGTTTCCCGAAGTTGATCAAGCAATTGAAGATATTGTTAACGAATGTGTTATTGCAGGTGACGATAGTAAACCGATCAAAATTGATTTAGAGGAAACACTCCTTCCTCCNCAAATTAAATCTAGAGTTTATCAAGAGTTTGATAGAGTTCTTGATCTTCTCAACTTCCACACAGACTCACATTCAATTTTTAGAAGATGGTATGTCGATAGTAAATTATTCTACTACATTATGGTTGATGAGGAAAATCCTCAACTGGGAATCAAAGAACTTCGTGGAATTGATCCCCTTCAAATTAAAAAAGTTAGAAAAGTAAATAAATTACAAAATGCAGGATTTTTAGCGACACCAAAAGTTGGTGACGTTGAGGAGTATTACATCTATACCAACACGAATAAAGATGCGACATATCAAACTTCAACAACGGGTGTTCGTTTAACAAATGACTCTGTTCTTTATTGCCATTCAGGAATGATTGATAATAACAGTAAACGAGTGCTTGGTTACTTNCAAAAAGCAATTCGTCCTCTGAACATGCTTCGTCAACTNGAAGATGCCGCTGTTGTTTATCGTATCTCCAGAGCACCAGAACGAAGAGTTTTCTATGTTGATGTTGGTAACATGCCTACTCAAAAGGCACAAGGATACATTGAAGGACTTGCGAAAAGATACCGAAATAAACTGACATATGATCAAGCGACTGGAAATATTAAAGACGACAGAGATCATTTCCACATGAACGAAGATTTCTTCCTTCCACGAAAAGAAGGTGGTAAGGGAACTGAAGTCTCAACGCTGCCGGGTGGCACAAATCTTGGTGAAATGCGTGATGTTGAATANATGCTCCAAAAACTTTATCGAGCGTTAAATGTCCCAGTTTCACGAACCGCAGCAGACAACGGATTTAATATGGGTAGATCGGCAGAGATCACACGGGATGAGGTAAAGTTTGCCAAATTTGTTCATCGACTCAGAAACAAATTCTGTGATCTATTCTTAGACGCTCTTAAAATTCAATTATCACTTGTTGGTGTCATGAGTATTGATGATTTTGAAATGCTCAGATCCAAAATTAGATTTAACTTTAATGAGGATTCACACTATTCGGAACTGAAAAATATTGAGTTAATGCGAGAAAGATTATCAATAGCAGCCGGATTAGATCCATATATCGGAAGATATTTCTCAAATTCATACATAAGACGAGAAGTTTTTGGTATGTCCGAAGATACCGAAAACAGAAACTTCTCTGAAATCCAAGCCGAAATTAAAAGCGGTGAAATCTCAACAGAAACTCCGGAGGAAACAGGGGAAGAACAATGAAAAAAGATTTACTACAAGCAGCACTTGAATCAAACCAAGAGTCTTTTGCTCAGGCTACGGAGCAGATCATTAGTGAAATGGTATCCTCCAAAATGGAAGAGGCAAGAAAGTCCGTTGCCGAAGGTCTTTTTGCTCAACACACAGAAGAAGTTACCGAGGAAACTGCGTTTGTTTCGGTGATCTCTGAGTGTTTAGAAAACTCCAATGCGGTAAACGTTGATCTCCCAGATGGTGATCGTTTGGTTGTAACGGAAGACGTTGCTTCTCTGCTGTCTGAGGCACACGATAATTTACCACAAGAACTACAAAAATCATTCAGAGAAACGGTTTTTGAGTCCAAAGAAAAATACACTAGCATTTTAGAAACAATTGTTTCAGGAGATAACGATGGACAATAAAATTGTAAAACTTATTTTTGAGAAAAAAATGAGCGATGCTAAAGACCTCATTGATCAAACTCTTAATAGCAAACTTGCNGGTGTTATNTCNGAGGGACTGAACACCNCNGTCAATGAAAAACTTGATCCTGTTGGAAAAGAGGACAAGGANATTGATAATGACGGTGATACCGANGACACCGATTCATATCTTCTCAANAGAAGAAAAGCNATTGGTAAAGCGATTGCTAAAAAGGGTGGAAAAACAGTTGAGCCAGTGAAAGAGGAAGAGGAAAAAGAAGATACGAAAAAACTTGACTCAAGAGGTTTAGGTGTAACTCGTCAGAGTGGTCTTGGTAAGCCAATAAAAGATAAAAAAGGAAAACCGAACCCTAAAGTTACAATACCAATCGAAAAAATGGATGAAGGTGCCCCAGAAGCACCTCACGACAGTGCCTTTGTTCATGATGAAACTGAAGCACGAGAAAAGAAAGTAAAGAAAACAGTAATGCGAGCNAAACCCTCTAGAGGAGGATCCTATTAATGGGACTGAAACTAATCACAGAGACAAACGAGGATATTAATTTTATTTGCGAGGCAGATGAAAAAAGTGGTAGAAAAAACTACTTTATAGAAGGTATCTTCATGCAAGCAGAGCAGAAAAATAGAAACGGTAGGATCTACCCTACTGGTGTTCTGATGCCCGTGGTTGAAAAGTATAATAAAGATTATGTTGCACAAAATCGTGCGTTGGGAGAACTCAACCACCCACAAGGTCCAACTGTCAACCTAGACAGAGCATCTCACATGATCAAAGAACTCAAACAGTCTGGTAGTGACATTATCGGTAAAGCGAAGGTTATGGAAACACCTATGGGTAAAATTGCAATGAATCTCATTGATGAAGGTGCAAAACTTGGTGTGTCCTCTCGTGGTATGGGTAGTCTTAAAATGACTGAAGGTGGTGTAAATGAAGTGCAAAAAGACTTCATGCTCGCTGCGGTCGATATCGTTGCAGATCCCTCTGCTCCAAACGCTTTCGTGAATGGAATCATGGAAGGTAAAGAGTGGATTTGGGATAACGGTGTTCTGCAAGAAAGACACATCGCTCAGTATCAAAGACAAATTAAGGCAACTTCGGGTAGACACTTAGAAGAAAAAGCCGTTAATTTATTCAAAGACTTCTTATCAAAACTTTAAGAAATATAAATAAACAGAAATTAGTATACACTAAGGAGATAAACAAATGGCTCAAAAAAGAAAACTAAGTGAAGCAGATGTCACCGATGTCGATTCCTTCGAAGATACTGATCTTTACATGGACGCTGAAGGCAAAGGTGCTGTTTTAGGAACATTGGAAGCCCCCGATAATTCCAAAGAAAACAAAAAGACCATCGCTGGTGCCGCTGGTGTTGAACCCGAAGAGGGTGATGCTGGTGGTGTTAAGGAGGACGTTTTTGCCGACCTCTTTGATGGTGAAGGACTTTCCGAAACATTTAAGTCCAAAGTGAAAGGTATTTTTGAAGCAGAACTTGGTAGAAGAACAGAGTCTATCACCGAAAGCCTTAAAGAATCATTCCAAACTGAACTGGAAGAAAAGGTTTCTGAACTCACAGAATCAATGTCAACAAAGGTTGATGAGTATCTCAACTATGTCATTGAAAACTGGATGGAAGAAAACAAACTTGCTGTCGAAACTGGTATGAGACTTCAAATCGCTGAAAGTTTCATTGATGATCTGAAAGGTCTTTTCGAAAATCACTTCATTCAAGTCCCAGACTCAAAGGTGAATCTCCTTGACGACTTGTTTGAAAAGAACGAAGAGACAAAGAAGAACTTAGATGAAGCGTTAGAAATCAATAGCGAATTGTTGGGTGCCCTTGAATCTTATAGAAAAAACGAGATTGCACATCACATTTCTGAAGGTTTAACTGAACTTGATAAAGAAAAGTTCTTTAACCTCTCTGAAGAAGTCTCTTTTGAGGATGAAAAAACTTACTCTGAAAAACTTGTGGGTATTAAAGAATCATACTTCAAGAAAACAAAGTCTGCTCCTGTGTTGACAGAGGAGACCGAAACACACGAACCAGAGAAAGTTATCGTTGAAGGTAGTGACGCAATGTCCGGATACCTCAGAGCATTAGAAAGAAATAATCGTTAAAACAAGGGTTAAAATTTAAAAACTATAAATACCCAAAGGTAACACTTACTAGGAGAAAACAAACATGGAAAACGCAACACCATACGATGTCTTAGAAGAGAAGTGGACTCCAGTGTTGGAGACCAAGGCTCTTCCAGAAATGAACGATCATTATAAGAGAAAGGTCACTGCTGTTCTTCTTGAGAACACAGAAACCGCTCTGCGTGAGCAAGCACTGAACGAAGCCCCAACCAACTCAATGGGTGGTGGTTTCTCCGTGTCCGCTGCTGCTCAAACAACTGGCAATCTCGCTGGTTATGATCCGGTTCTTATCTCACTCGTTCGTCGTGCGATGCCTAACCTGATTGCTTATGATATCGCTGGTGTTCAGCCCATGTCGGCTCCCACCGGTCTTATCTTTGCGATGAGATCACGCTACGACTCACAAACCGGAACAGAAGCCCTCTTCCAAGAAGCCTTCGCTAAGTTCTCCGGTTCTGGTAACACATCAACCAACGCTGCTGATCTTGCAAGCGAAGGTGTCGAGCCCCTGACCACTTCTGGTGCTGGTGCCGGTGCTTCGATGACAAGAGCAGACGTTCTCACCGACTTCAGAGGTATTCTCACAGATCGTGCTGAAAACCTCGATGCTGATACAAACCACAGTCCAGACAACCCATCGTTCCGTGAAATGGCTTTCTCCATCGAAAGAGTTGCTGTGGAAGCAAGAACTCGTGCNCTGAANGCNGAATACACCACNGAACTNGCNCAGGATCTGAAGGCTGTTCACGGACTCGACGCTGAAACAGAACTCGCTAACATTCTTAGCACCGAGATTCTGACAGAAATCAACCGTGAACTCATCAGAACTCTCTACTTCAAGGCTAAGACTGGTGCTCAACAAGGTGATCTCACCAACACTGGTATTTACGACTTGAACCTCGACTCTGATGGTCGTTGGAGTGCTGAAAGATTCCGTGGACTCATGTTCCAAATCGAACGTGAAGCCAACGTGATCGCTAAGGAAACTCGTCGTGGTAAGGGTAACTTCATCGTGACATCCTCCGATGTCGCTTCTGCCCTCGCTATGGGTGGTTTCTTGAACCTTTCACCTGCTCTGAACACTCAACTTGACGTTGATGATACTGGTAACACATTCGCTGGTGTCTTGAACGGTAAGATGAGAGTCTACATCGACCCTTACGCTAAGACCGATGTTAACTACTGCTTGGTTGGTTACAGAGGTTCCAACCCATATGACGCTGGTATTTTCTACTGCCCATATGTTCCGCTGCAAATGGTGAGAGCAGTTGGTGAAAACACCTTCCAGCCCAAGATCGGATTCAAGACT